CGCACACGACACCTCGTCGTTCGCAACACCGTGCCGATGCTCAAGACCACGACGATCAAGTCGTTCCTCGACTGGATACCGCACGGCACGCTGGGATCATGGCTGTCGTCGGACAAGACGTACTACATGAAATTCGCCGACGTCGAGTCGGAAGTGCTGTTCATGTCCCTCGAGGATTCGAACGATATCCGGAAATTGCTCTCCTTGGAGACCACCACCGTGTTCTTCAACGAGTTCCGCGAGATCAACCCAGACATCGTCGAAGGCATGATCGGGACGAAGCGGATCGGACGATACCCCAGCGCCAAGAGCGGCCCGGGACCCACATACCCCTGCCTGATGGCGGACACCAACATGCCGGCCATGGACTCGTGGCATCAGCAGGTGATGGATGGCATCATTCCAGGGTTCAAGCTGTTCAAGCAGCCCGGCGGTCGCAGCCCCGACGCCGAGAACCTGAAGTACCTTCCACCGGACTACTACAACACTGATGGACTCTCCGATGAGTTCGTCAGGACCATGATCGACGTGGAGTACGGCACCAGCAAGGAAGGTCTGCCGGTGTTTCGCGCGACGTTCCGGGCTTCCACGCATATGGCGACGGAGCCCCTGTCCCCCTTCCGCAGTTCGACCTACCCGGTCATCATCGGGCTCGACGCGGGGCTCACGCCGGCCGCGGTGCTGATGCAGCAAACCCCTCTGGGTAACGTCAACATCCTCGATGAGGTATACACGCCAAAGGGCGAGTCGAGCGGCATGGATAGGTTCCTGCAGGTCAAGCTGTTGCCGATGCTGCGCAACCGCTATGCCGACTGCACCTTCCTCGTCGTGGTCGATCCGGCGGCCATGCAGCGCAGCCAGCCCACCGAGGAGACCGTGTTCGACATCGTCACCAAGGCGCGCCTGAAGGTGATCCCTGGACCCACGCAGGATCTGGACCTCCGGATCGGATCCATGGAAACCCTGCTCACGCGCATGTACGACGGCAAGCCGGGATTGCAGATATCCCCGGTATGCACGGGGCTCAAGGCCGCCATGCAGTACGGATACAAGTACGCGGCGAAGCGTGACGGGGAACTGGAGGAGAAGCCGGCAAAGGACCATCCGAGTTCTGACCTATGCGACGCCGTGATGTACGGCACGTCCTACCTCGTAGGCACCAACCGGTTCCGCGCTTCGTCGCCGGCCCTGCCGGTGATCAAGCGCAGCGCGAAGGGGTGGACATGACCCTGGTACAGCGGTACGATACACATTTTCGAAAGGGGATGCCATGGAACAACTGAACGAAAACCCGCCCTCGGAGCAAACCCAGGAATCTCCCCCCGAGACCTTCCACGCCGTCGCGGAATCCTCGGTAGAGAAGACCGCCGAGATGCTCAAGGACGAGGCCATCGCTCTGTTCCACTTCGTACGCGACATGGGCGACTCGGCGCTCACCGCCATGCAGCACAGGCATGCCAAGGGCCTCGGCGCCACCGACGAGGAACTGGCGGCGCGGCCGGAGACGCCTCCGGCATAGTAATCCCACCCCGGCTCCGGCCGGGGTTGTTTTTTGCGGGTTCGTGTGGTAGTGTGCGCTAACTTCGCACCAGAACGGGTCCTTCCTCGATGGCCGCTGTCACGCCCCTCACGGGGGCACCCCAGATACCGCCGCAGCCGCCCGTCAGCGGGAGACAAGGGTCCCTGCTTCGCGTGATGTCCAACGACCAGTTGGTTGCGCAGGAACAGAAAGACGCCGAGAACCGGAACAAGCTGGACGAACTGCAGAATTCGCAGGAAATACAGGGTATCGCGGCGTACGTACGGACATGCTGGATCGCAGCATGGACCGCCAAGCAGGAGCACGAGCGTGACATGCTCGCCGCGCTGCGCATGCGCAACGGGCAGTACGACCCGACGGTGCTGGCGGAAATCAAGGAGTTCGGCGGGACCGACTTGTACGCCCGGGTAGGGGCTACCAAGATGCGCGCTGCGCAGTCGTGGCTCAAGGATATTTTCCTGAACATCGAGCGGCCGTTCAAGATCGACCCGACGCCCGAGCCCACACTGGCTACCCCGCTGCAGGCCACGATCGATCGAACGCTGCAGGACATGATTGCCAAGGCGTCGGAACAGGGCATCCCGCCCCCCGACGCGGTGCAATTGAGCCAGATGCGCGATAAGGCCGCGGCGGCGATGAAGAGCGCAGCGCTGCAGGAAGCCAAGAAGAAGGCCGAGGCGATGGAGACCAAGATCGATGATATCCTCGTCGAGGGCGGCTTCTACGACGCGTTGGACGACATCATCGGCGACATCACCACCTTCAAGGGCTGCATCCTCAAGGGACCGATAATCCGCCGCAAGCCGGTACTGAGATGGGGCAAGGACCCCGCGACTGGCAAGACCGTACCGAAGACAACCACAGAATACAAGTACATGTTCGAGCGGGTCAACCCGCTCCTGTTCTACCCGGCGCCGCAGACTCGCACCATCGAGGGTGGCTACCTGATCGAACGCCATAGAATGCAGCGGCAGGACCTCGGGGACCTGATCGGCGTCGACGGGTACAACGAGGCGGCCATACGCGCGGTGCTCGACACCTATGGCCGCGGCGGACTCTCCAACTGGCTCGCGGTCGATAGTGCTGAACAGCGCATCATCAATCCGGGCGTCCCGCTGAACAACACTCCGGAGCCATTCATCGAGGCGCTGGAGTTCTGGGGCGGCATCCAAGGCAAGATGCTCCTCGAGTGGGGCATGACCCCGGATCAGATCCCCGACGCTGACATCGACTACCGCGCGAACGTGTGGGTGATCGGGCGCTACGTGATCCGCGCCGTGCTGAACCACGATCCGCTGGGTCGCGTGCCGTACAGCTACACCTCGTGGGAGAAAACCCCCAGCGGGTTCTGGGGCACCGGGGTGGGCGAGTTGCTTCAGGACGTGCAGGACGTATGCAACGCCACTGCGCGCGCCATGGTGAACAACCTAGCCGTGTCGTCCGGCCCCATCGTAGCGGTCAACAAAGACCGGCTTGCGGACGGTCAGGCGGTCGAGCAGGTATCCCCGTGGATGGTCATGCAGTTCAAGAATGACCCGTTCGGCAGTACCGAGAAGCCGATCGAGTTCTTCCAGCCAAAGAGCAATGCGGCCGAACTGCACAGCGTCTACGACAAGTTCGCCACCATCGCGGATGAGGTTTCGTCGATCCCCCGGTACATGATGGGTGACTCGCGAGTGGGTGGCGCCGGCCGCACAGCGGCGGGCCTGTCGATGCTGATGAACGCGGCTAACAAGGGCATCAAGAACGTCGCCAACAACATCGACAGCGACATCATCGTTCCCACGGTGGAGCGCCTGTTCTATTACATCATGGTCTACGACGATGATGAGTCCGTGAAGGGCGACCTGTCGATCAGGGCCAAGGGCGCCAGCGGTCTCATGCTCAAGGAGTTGCTGAACCAGCGGCGCCTCGAGTTCCTTCAGATCGTCGCTCCATTCGTGCAGAGCGGACTCGTGCCGCCTGACGCGCTGCTCCAGATCCTTAAGGAGCTGTCGCAAGGTCTCGAGTTTCCCGAGGGCATGCTGCCTACGCCGGAAGAGTTCCGCCAGCACATCGCGCAGATGCAGGAGAAGGCGCAAGCCGCCGCGGCGCAGTCCGGGCAGGAAGGGCAGCTATCCGGCGCGCCGCCGGCACAGGGCGGATCCCCCAAGAAACCCGATGAGCCACAGGCTCTGGACCAGCAGCTTCGCGGCAACTTCATTCCGGGTATGGGCAACCCGCCGCAGCAACGCCCACAACCACACAGGAGATCAGCATGGCCAAGGTACTGAGCACCAAGATGGGCACCACCATGACCACCAAGAACAGCACGCCGCCCAAGGGCAAGCCGAACATCGGCCCGGGCAGCACGGCGGGGTCGGCAAAGGCCGGCGTCACTCAGAAACCTTCCGTCCCCAAAACGGTATCCCAATACAAGTTCAACGCCGGCACGATGCCTAACAGGAAACCCGTGACCATTAAAAACACCTCGGTTTTCCCGGGGAAGGGTAACGTATCGTTGCCTAAAGCGCGCGGCGCGATGCCCAAGTTCAGAGGTAAGTGATGAAAAAGCCATTCGAGAAGTCCAAGAAGGACAAGGAGCCCAAAAATCTCAAGGAAGGCTCGAAGGCGGAAGAGAAATTCGACCGTCGTCAGGCCAAGCATTTCAAAAAGGAGGCAAGGTCTGCTGAAAGGTACACCATGGCGAAAATCAAGACGACACAGCCCAAGGGGGACGCGTCCCCTATCAGGCTGACTACCAACCAGCCGTTTGCGGAGCCGACCATGTCGGAAACGCGTAGCGATGGGTCGTACAAGGGGTCCAGCGGGCAGCGGACGCCGCGGGTGATCCCGGTGTTCGTTTCCAGCGCCAACCGCTCCAGCGGCCCGCTGAAGTAGGGAGTCCATCATGGATCACAGAGCAACATATGGCGCCCCGGTGCCTGGCGGCGGTGTCACGGTGGCGATCGGCGCCGCCAGTGTCGCCAGCGCGGCGCTCACCAAATGCTCGGGCACGGTTCGCCTCATCGCCACGGTGGACTGCTGGGTCGACTTCAACGGCACCACGGCTGCGGCCGGCACCGCAGTGTTCCTCCCGGCCTATACCCCTGAATACTTCGAGGCCAAACCAGGGTCTACCGTGACGGTTATCCAGTCGTCGGTGGCCGGATCCCTGTACATCACCCAACTATGACACACATGCGTGCCGGCATGATGCGCAACAACCGCCCCCGCGGTAATGGGGTCGCGGCGCTGCGCCTCGCTACCCTGTTCGATGCTCCGCTGCGGACATCCATCGTCCCCATGCGGGCTGGGGGGTCCAACACGCCGACGTACTCCCGCGCCACCGCCGCCTACGTGCAAGACCACGAGGGGATTATGCGGCAGGTGCTTGCGAACGAAGCCCGGTTCTGTGGTGCGAGGCGGGTACGGAATTGGTTGCTGAATTCTCAAGCCTTTAACACGACTTGGGTTACCAATGCTGCCGCCGGCTCCACCTATGCAAACCCAGACCCTAGTGGGGGCAACACTGCCGTAAAGATCGTTGTTGATAATGGAGTATCCACGGTTGCGGCGGACGATAACGGGGGAGTTT